CAGGGTCCGGGGCGAACAACGCCAACCGGTAAGCCGCGGACTGACCCCACACGTTCACGGAAACGTCCGGCTTATCCGCGCGGCGAACCATCGCCGCTTTCGTCCCCACCGCCGTAGTCACGGTGAACTCCACAAGGTCACGCACAGGGATGTCCGACAGGGCCTCGAGCGCCGCTTCAAACGCAGCCTCCGATGACGCCAACACCAGCCCCTGAAGGGTGATGAGCCGGCCAGACAGGAAGCCCGGTGAATCGAACTCCCCGTCACCGATGGGGCGGGGGATTCGTTCGTTACGAACCCCCACGCCCTCAAACCAGCCGACGAGCTCACTGAGCGTGTACGTCGCGGCCGAACCGTCACCGATGAAATCCAGCCCATCGACCGTTGCGAGCATCAGGCCCCCCTCAACGCGAAGTTCATCTTCTCCGCAGCCACACGCCCAATGTCCGCTTCACTCATCCCCGGCGCAGGCTGGATGATCTGTGTCACATCGACACTCGTCCCACCGCCACCACCGGACGCCCACCGGGGCACAGCAGGCGCGTACTGAGGCTGAACCTCGCCACCGTCCGCATACCCGCGGATGCGCCCACCGTTGTTGATGTAGTGCAGCAGCGCCTTGTTCCGCTGAGCCGCCTCCGTGTTGACGACGAACTCACCGGTAGCCGCATGGATAAGGACGTTGTCTTTACGTGACGGCGTCCCGGGGATCTCTCCACCGCTCGCATACCCACCCGACGCGGCGCCGTCGTTCATCGACCCTTCACGGGTCGCGCGGTACACGATCGTGCCCCGCAACGTCCCATACCGGGTCATGAAGTTGTCGATCGTCGTTGCAGCCGCCGCCGTATCGGCAATGATCTTGAGCTGGGTCTCATCCGGCAGGGCGAACACCTTGTCAGCGAGGATCTGAACCTCTTCGGCGTTGTACCCCGCCTCGATGGCGGAGTCGATAAACGCCTGGCGCTGCTTCCCGAGAGTGTCGAGGTAGATGTCTGTCGCCTTGTCAGCACCAACCGTCGCCGAATCAACCTCAAGCTGCGCGAGAGCGGCATCCTGCGCCTTGCTAGCAACATCTGCGAGCATCGCCGCGTTAGCCGAACCCGCCTCGGTGGTCTCATCCAGCGTCAGCACGAACCCGTCAAGGGTCCCAACGAAACCGTCCAGGGTGCCGTTGGCGTCCAGGAATGCCTTCTTCTGCAAGTCGATGAACGCTTCCTTCTGCCGGTCCACCTCATCGCTGATGCCGGCCAGGGCGGACTGGTAGGCCGCGTTCGTGGTGACCGCGTCCTGCCCGATACCGTTCGCCTCATTGATGGTGTCAATCAGCTCACGCAGGTTCGACTGAAGTTCCCCAGCCTGCGCCGCAGCATCCTTGTACGCGGTCGCCGCATCCGTCGTCTTCTCCGCCGACACATCAGCCGCAGCAGCCTGGTCCTCAAGGTTCTTGTCAGCACGCTCGAGCCCGTCAGACAGGTCGTTGACCGTGTTGACAGAGTTAGCGATCGACGGGTCGAACGGGTTCCCGTTGGCGTAGTCGTACAGCTTCTGCCGTAGATCCTCGACGGCGTCGCCGCCCTCAAGAATCGCTTCCGTGAGTTCCTTCTGCGAGATGCCGGCGTTCTTGGCACCGTCGAACGCACCCGCCTCAGCAAGCTTCTTCGCAACCAGTTCCCGCGTGTAGTCCGTGACTGCACCGGTCGTCTGGTCCAGCGACTCCTCGAACTCCGAAGCCGTCGCGGTAGCCTCAGCCTGACGCTGCGCCCAAATCGAGAACGCAGTACCGGCAAGGGCCAGAGCACCAGTCGCGAGACCGATACCCCGCGCCGCAGACGCACCCGAAATGTTCAGCGTCGACAGCGCCAGCTTGAACTGAGCGATCTTCGGAACCGCGAGCAGAGCCGCCCCGCCCACAAGACCAACGGCGGCAACAATCCCCGTGATCTGAGTGGCAACACCCAGAACAGGCGCGGGAAGCTGACCGATCGCGTCGACAATTCCCGTCGCACCCTGAGTGATCGACCGGAGAAGATCGTTGACACCCGACCCCGACTTGATGAGTGCGGTGTCGATCGCGCCGCCCAGCTTCTCCACGTCACCGGTCAGGTTGTTCAACCGGTCGGCGGCAACCTTCGCCGCATACCCCGAGTCGTTCGTCTGGTCGATGTACTTCCGGATGCCGTCAGCGCCCTCGTCGTACAGGACGTTCGCGACACGCAGCGCGTCGTTGCCGAAAATCTGGGCCAGAGCAGCGTTGCGGGTCTCGTCGGTCAGCGAACCAAGGTTCTCGTCAAGCTGGCCGGCGATCTCGTCGAACGCGAGCATCTGCCCGTTGGTGTCGTAGAAGGAAAGGTTGTACTCCTCCATGATCCCGCGCGCCTTGTCAGTCGGCGCCTGGAGGGCGATTAGCGCCGCCTTCAGCGACGTACCCGCATCCGAGCCCAGCAGACCGGCGTCAGCGAATGCCGCGAGCGTGCCCGTGGTGTCCTCAATGGACTGACCTGCACCGTTCGCAACCAGACCAACCTGACCGAGCGCGTCAGACAGATCCTTGACGTCACCGACAGCCTTACCCGCACCGGCGGCCAGCAGGTCAGCCACATGGGGGATGTCTTCGCCCTCAAGGTTGAACTGCTTGAGTGCGATGGCCGCGATACCTGCCGCGTCGGCAACCTCAAGCTGACCCGCCGCAGCAAGGTCCAGCGCACCAGCCAGACCGCCACCAAGGATCTGCTCAGTGGTGAGACCGGCCTTACCGAGCTCTTCGATCGCGTTCGCCGCCTCAGTGGCAGAGAACACCGTCGAAGCACCAGCCTCAAGAGCCGCCTCACGCAGCTTGCCCATGTTCTCGGCAGACTCCTGCGTCGCCGCCTGCACATTCGACATCGCCTGATCGAACTCAGCGAACTTCGCCACCGCGAGACCAAACGCCACCGCAGCAACCGCACCGATCGCAGCGACACCAGCACCGACCTCAGTCATCGCCTGATGCTGCTTCTCAAGTTGCGCCGCAGCCTTCGCGGCTTCGTCCCCTACCTTCGCGGTCGAGTCCTGCGCCCGCTTCATGTCGGTGATGTAGCCGTTCACGGCCGCAATGAGCGTCACTTTGGTCTGGCGGTCGGCCAAGATACACCTCCGCTAGATCGGTCTTGAGTTGTAGAGTCAGCGCCATGAAGCGCGTCCTCGCCCTGTTATTACCCGTGCTGTTACTGACGGGCTGCGCGGCGCCCAGCGTCGATGACGCCTATGTGGCCGTGGTCCGTGAGGTGCCGGCGCTAACCAGCGCCGGGGCCGCGGACTTGACGAAACTCGGCCGTCAGGTCTGCGACATCCTTGAGGACCGCGGGTTCAAGGAAGGTCTCACCGAGTTCATCCGCATCGCGAAAGAGACCGGGATGACAGCCGCCGAGGCGGGCCATGTCGCCGGGGCCGCATCAGTCGCCTACTGCGACGAATACGCCGACGAGTTCTAGTACTCGAACTTGTCAGCGGTGAAGTACACGCCGTTCAGGTTCGCGTTCTCACCCATCTGCTTGCGGTGCGCGTCCAAAGCGTCGAGTCGTTCCTTCTCAGCCCAGTTCGTGAACGGCCCATTCGCGACGTAGCGCATACCGGAATACGCCATCGGGTCGGCCGCGTCGGACGTCGCTTCCGGCATCCACTCGCCGTTAGGTCCGGTCAGGTTGCGGACCACCTGTTCAGCGATGACAAGGTCAACCTGCTCGTCGTCCCACTCAGATTCCGACACCGACGAGACCATGCGCCCGTCGTCGTCGTACTCGTAGAACGTTTGTGGCTCCCACCCCCAGAGTCGCCGTGGGGCGATCCCGGAGCGCGCGGCGAAAGCTACTTGCTGGCGGAGCGCGACGCTGCCCCGGAGCCTTTTACCAGTGCGTTGAGGCGTTCCTGCGGTTCGTACTCGTTCAGCGACCACACTGCGTCACGGATCTTGCCAATGTCGCTGCCGGACAGGACGTCGAACAGGTCACCCCACTCGTCGTCGCTGATGTCGACGGGTTCGCCGTCCTCCAGCCGTGCACCGTACGCGACGTTTGAGGTGTCACGGTAGCGTGCGGCGGCTTCACAGGCGGCGTCGTAGTTGTACCCGTAGTGACGGTCAATGGGGACGTCGGGCCGCACCGGGCACTTCGACGTCAGGTTCGACCAGTCCCGCCCAGGAAGACGCGTGAGGCGGATAGTGAGGAGAGAGTCAGAGGACTGTTCTGCGAGCTCGTCGAGTTGCTTCTGGATCTCGTCAGCCGGCGATGCAACGCCCATGCGGGTGTCGCTCACGTCGACCGCTGCTAGTTCCCGCTCGAGGCGTTCCCGCTCAGCAGATACGGCGCCGTCGAGGACAACCACCACATCCTTGGTAGGCCGTGCGGCACGAGCCGCGGCCAACTGTTCCTTGAAGTTCATTCTGTTCACCGTTTACTTCACCGTGGAGGAACAAACCTGTCCCGGGGCACGGTGAGAACCCCGGGACAGGAACCAACGTCAGGCCGCGATAACGCCCTGAACAATCGGACCCGTGATCGACGCACGCTGCTTGATGAGCGCCTTACCATCCGGGGTGACGGGGAAAATCTGCGAGCCCAGCGTGACCGGGACGGTGTAGACCTTCTGAGCCGCAGTCGCAACAGTCGTGTTCGGCACGTTGCGGCGGATCACGAAATAGCCGGAGATCGACGTGGCCGAACCGACCGGCTTCAGCACCACAGCGGCCGAAGACGCCTCAGTCGAGTCGACATACTCGAGCATCCCGAGCGTGTCGGTACGGATACCGAGCGCCTCCAGGTCGACCGTGAGGCCGAGACGGGAGTCCGTGTCAATCACCTGGTCGGCGTCGAGCGCGAAACCACCCGGTGTGAACGAGTGCGTCACACGGAACGTGGTTGCGGCGTCGAACACCGAAACCTTGCTCGGTGCGGTGAGGGAAGCCATCACGCCACCAACCCACCAGATGACCAGGTTTCCCTTGACGTCAACAGCGGCGGGAACGATGTCAGCAACATCAGCCATGTTCTATTCCTTTCTTCTCCCCGACAACCGGGGTCTTCCTTGGGTTGCCCTCTGGGAGACAGAGGGAGGTCTTACGAGTGGGTCAGGTCGAACTGGTCGACGAGGTACCACAGGGGCGGGTTCGCCTCCCGGTCCAACCTGGGAGGCAGAGACACCGGGTGAGTCAGCCGGCCAACACCGGGGATCACGTAATCCGTCAGCAGCCCCACCACGCGCCGCCCAACCCACTTGGCCTGTTCGACCGTGGTTGCGACGCTGTGAATCGTGTACGTCGTGTCGTTGACGTTCGACGGGCCACCGAGGCGGTCGGACGTGTCAGCACCGAGCGGGGCGAACACGGACGCGTAACGCTCCGGAGGTTCCTCGACTGTGCCCTCGTAGATCGCGTTCGCGAGCTGCGCGTCAGACCGAAGCCGGGCGAGAACCGCAGCGTCACCCGCGGCGCTCACAGGATGTCCTTCACGGCCTCAGCGAGACCCTTCTCGAAGTCGTCCTCGTTCTTCTGCAACGCAGCGTGACCGTACCCCGTTGGCGGGGTCGTCGGAGTGCCGTACTCGAGCGTTCCGATCAGACCACCGAGCCAGTGCGAACCCTTGCCGCGCACGGTCGGCCCGATCTCAGCCGTGACACCTTCAGAGTCCGTCGCGATGTCGTAACTGACGGTGAACGCGCCGCGGGGAATCATTTCCGACTGCGAGAGCGGGTCGCGCCAGTCGTCCTTCACGTGACGGGCAGTCACCTCAATGGCTTTCCGGACGTTGGCGTGTGTCTTCGCGGGAATCTCACCGAGATCCGCGGCCAGCTTCGACAGCTCGGAGTAATCAAACGTCGTCATCGTCAGCCACCTCCGTCGACTCCAGCGCCCGCTTCAGCGGGATCACGTACTCGCCAACCTCCGCAGTAATCCAGACGTTCACGTCTGCACCTCCACCGGGAATCGACGGGCCGTCGCATCCGTCTGGAAGAACACGCCCTCGATGTTCAGCCGCAGCCCCACGCTCGCGGGATCGTTCACCGACGCAGTGATCTCCACCGAGTCGTTCACCTGCACACCACCAGACGTCGCGACAGGAAGGTCCAGGCGTGGCGTCTGCGCGGCAAGGTTCTGCCCCTGCGCATCCACCGAACCGACAACGCTCGAGGTGAGCTTCAGCCGCGCAGGGCCGTTATAGACCGTCGTGGTAGTCCGCGTGTAGGTTCCGGTCTCCTCGTTGAAGACAGGCTCCGACTCCCGGGTAATCAGCACGGTGTCAGTCATCCGCGCCTCAGCGAAGTTGCGACCCAGACCGAGGACGCTCACCGCGTCTCCACCACCGTCACATCACCACGACCGAACTGGCGGCGGATGAGTGCCTGCTGCGGCTCGGGAAGCACCATCCCCGACTCGGCACCACCGTCCGCGAACGCAGCCCGGAAGTCATCGAGGGCAACGGATGAGAGCCCACCGAACGTGAGCCCCGTCCCCGTCTCAACCGCGAGGATCGCCTGCGACACGAGAACAGCAGAGAACGAAACCAGGATGGGCGGTGCCGTAGCAACACCCCACGTGAACGTCACATCCACGGGGTCATCACACGACACCGTCAGATACCCAGGCCGGTACGTGTAATCCACCGCGACCGAATCCCGTTCGACCGCGTCCACGGACACGACCGGATACTGAGGCAGATCAACCCGCCCAGCATCCGGCCATGCCGTGAACGTCGAAGTGGTCGTCGGGTAAACGTCCTGCCCGATAACCGACCGAAGGTACGCGGAAGCGTCCACCAACAGTGTGGTGACCCACTCGTCCTCCGCACTCGTAAAAGTACGCTTCAGACGGGTGGCGACAGCGTCAGAGTTGGTGAACGCAACCACGATTGCCTCCTAGGGTCAGGCCGCGGGCAGGTAGGTCTGAACAGCGGTGGCGCGAAGAACCTTCGTGCCGTAGATGTTCAGGGCACGCACGTAGTCCGCGAACGCGAGCTCCATGCGACCGGCCTCGACCTTGTCGATCTGGCCCACGTACGCCACCGAGGGGGCGTGGAAGCCGATCGCGGCGGGACGGTTCGACGTGTGGGTGAGGAGCGGGTGCTCCACCACCGTGAATCCGAGCATGCGGCCGATGACACCGTTGCGGACAGGCTCGTCGCCCACCGGGTCAAAGCTGGTCAGCTTCGACGACTCACCGAGGAGGAGAGCCGCGAACTCCGGCGAAACCGCAAGGTAGCGGTCGCTCGAAGGAACCTTCGCCTTGACCAGCGCGGTACGGATCGCAACAACCGCCGAGTACGCCAGAGCGGACGTGGTGATCGCAGCGGTACCAGCCGAGGTGCCGTTCGCCTTCAGGTCAGCGATGAGGTTGGTCTCAGCGTTCTCCGCAAGCGCCTTCGCGGCGTCACGGGTGACCGGCTCGAACGAACCAGCCGACTGCACACGGTCGACGTCGTCGACCTTGAACGAGATCGCGTCTTCCTTGTTGATGACAAGCGACTGCGTGGTGTCCGCAAGCGCATCGATCGTGAGGGTACGCGAGGTCGCGTAGTTCTGGATCGACGGGGTCGTGATCGCGGTGATCTTGACCGTGTTGCCCGAGGCGAGTTCACCCTCGTACTGGTGGTTCACCGCAGGGATAAGGATCTGCGACGCCTTGAAGGGCTCGAGAAGTGCCGAGCTCCAAACCGTCGAAATGAAGTTGGTAATAGCCATTAGTGGCTACTCCTTTCAGGAATTGCCCAGGATCTTCGACAGCCGGCCTTCACGTCGGGCCTGGTTGATCGCTTCCGGGGACATGGATTCGAGGTCGCTCTTGGAGAGCTGCGTCGGTGCCGCGGTGCGGCCCTTCGCGCCCTGATCCGCCGACCCAAACCCGGGCGCAGAGGCCGCAAGTTCCGGATAGTCAGCAAGCAGGGCATCGATCGCTGAGGCGAGAGCATCCGCGTCAACCTCACCGTCGTCATCGACCTCAATCGCTGAGGCGTCG